CAGCAGGAATGACGACATCCTCGTAGACTGCTGGAGTAACTTCATACTCCTCGTCCTTCATTGCATCCTTAGAACCAGTAACTGCACGAGGGTGCAACTCTTGGAGTTCGTGAGCAAGGAAACCATCGTGCCAAGAGCCATCAGACTTGAACGTGTAGGTGACAGGTTGCATAGCCTTAACGATATCACCAGCGTTTTGGACTGGTGTGATGTTCTCTTTGAGGCGGTAGTCTGAGGATGTATTGTAGGCTGTAGCTGAGCCTGTGACTACTATCTCGCCAACAGTGGTGTCCCCCTGTCGGAAGTTTATAACGTCACCAGTAGAACCCTGACGGTTCAGGCCGACCACATAACCACCACTATCAGTGCGAGTGTTGGTTACAAACAGGTATGCGTTAGCCCCGCCAGACAACGTACTTGGGTTAAGGATGAAACCGCTATCTGCACCAGACAGGCCCGTCTTATTCACAAGCACGGTACCGCTGCTGTCGATGTTCATACGCTCTGAGCCAGCGGTTTCAAACGACAGATTGTCTACAGCACGAAGTTCAAGCTGATCTCCGACAGCGTTCAGACCGTGTTCTGCTACGCTGCCACCTGTTGTGCTGTTGTCGATAAGGGTTATCGTAACCCCTGCATCGGTGCTTTCAAACAACCCTGCAAGGTTTGCGGCACCTGAGTTTACGTGAAGGCTTGCTGCGGGAGCCGCCGTACCGATACCCACGCTCTCACTGCTATCAATAGTAATAGCTGTGCTTGTAGCATTGTCGTCGATGCCTAGTGAAGTGAAGGCTCCAGTCGCTGTCAGTGTCGTGCCAGTAACAGCCGCAGGAGTTGCCCCGCCGATCACTGTGCCGTCGATTGTGCCGCCGTTGATGTCAGCAGTGGCAACTGAGCCAAGGTTGGTCACTGTCGGAGCAACTGTCGCACCGATAGTCACGCCGTCGATTGTGCCGCCGTTGATGTCCAGGGATACGGCAGTCGTGCCGTCGAGCGCGTCATCGACCAAGTCGAAATTCGTGTTGATCTTTTCGCCCCAGGTGTCCTCGGATGCGCCGATTTCTGGCTTAGTCAGGCCAAGCGTCGTTGTCGTTGTGTCTGCCATGTCGTTCTCCTATGCGGCGTCAGCCCACGTTTTAGCACCTGACGGGGCTACGTTCCAAACCGTTGATGTGGGGAAGACGCAGTCCATTCTTCGGCTGCGTTGGCTGCATCTTGCCATATTTCGCTTGCGGGATCAACTGGCGTCCACGTTTCAGCCGTGCCAGCCTCTGGCTCCCACTTCTCAATCGCGTTGGCCGTAAATACGCACGCAGGCGCAAAGTTAGCCGCGCCAAACTGCACGCGCACGATGTTAGCATCCGCCGACGCAGTGCAAGCCGTGCTGGCGTCGAAGACATACAAGAACACCGTGCTGACTGTCGTGGCTGCGGAGGCCGCCGCAGCGCCGTCACAGAGGCGCACGCGGGTCGCTGCGGCAGTCACAGTCGCTAACGGCGCTACTGACGCCTGAGACAGCCTCACACGCAGCGCAGAGGCCGTCACGGCTGCGACTGCGGTCACAGTGGCCGAAGGACGCTGAATGCGCTCTATGGTGGCTGTGGCGCTTGCAGACGCAGACGTGGTGGCCGAGACTTCGCGGACAGTCTGCGCTGCGGACGTCGTGCTGGCCGTGCTGGCAACAATGGACGCCGAGAGCCGAACGCGCGTCACCGCAGTCGCAGTCGCGCTGACCGTGACAACAGTGCTGGCAGCAGCCTTAATTGCGCCGTCGACGCCGTAAGCCGCCGCACCGTAGGCGAAGGTGCCGTATCCGGTGCGGTAGGTTACGCCAGAACCAAACATCACGCGTTCAACGGAGGCAGTCACAGTTGCAGTCGGGGTAGATGTGGCTGACGGCTGCTGGATGCGACCCACGGTGGCCGTGGCGGAGGTAGTTGCAGACGCAGTCGCCGAGACTTCCAGCGCAGTCAACGCTGCTACAAACCCATCATCTCCAAGAGGTGCAGAGGCGAGTGGGGAAAATCCTAGCATATTTTACCTCAAGGCTTAATGGGCCACTTGACCGTGTACGGGAACCCAGCTTGTTCTGTTATATCACGAAGCGCCTGACGATACGACGCCATCTCCGTGGTCATGGAGTTGTCACTCAAGGCCATCCAGTCGGTGTCGGACAATAAGCGATTACGTTTTGACAAGGCCACCATTTCCGCATCAGGGTCGAGAGTATAAGAACTGAAGTTAGTTAGTTCGTCGTCATTCAAATCTACAAGTGCGCCATTGACGAGTTTCTTCATGCTGGCCCCCAGAGTTTGTTAAACCGCTTCACGTTATACCTCATGTGCTTTTTAAGCCGTAGATGTAATAATGCCCAATTTGCGTGCTGTTAAAGCTGTAAAACTTTAAACCACCAAATGGTATAGCCGAAGTGCTGATGAAATTGTGGTTGGCAAAGCAAAGGGCGCTGAATGGCGATGAGGAATCTTTCTCTAGTGTTTTCTCATGAAGAAACGCCGTTTTTGAGTCGGTGGATAAGCTAAATTCGGCCTCATAAAACACATCGTTCCCGCCCGTAATTACTCCGTTTCCGCAGGAAAACCACTCGTCTCTGCCCCCAGTTACATATCTAGTAGTAAAGTTTCCACCAAGAGCGTCAAGAACCTGAGAATTATAGTTTAAGGAGGTAATGTCACTACCAGCATCATCTATCAAACGAACATATATGCTGGGGCTAGCGTTATACTGAATGCCTCTGCCTACAATTTTAAGGGCGCTGTAGCTTGCCATTGAAATCCCAGTAAAACTAATCGACGACACAAATGATGTTGCATTTTGGCTCGCAATTAGCTCGTAGGAGCCACCGCCGCCGCCACCAGCCGCTTCAATATCCTCGGCAGCAGCCGACACATACACCACCGCTGGTCCTGTCAGACTGATTGCAGCACCAGCATTACTGGATTCAGTTACAGTGCGTGTGAGTGTCGTCCCAGTGGCTGTGTAGGTGCCTGTGCCGATCTCCCAGTCAGTGCCATCCTCGATGACGTAGCGGACCACATCAGTATCAACGACACCAGCATCAGCAAAGGATTGATAGCCACTCTCAGCAGAACCAAGAGTGATTGTGCCTGTGCCTGTGGTGGCTGTGGCGACTTTAGCTCTATTTACGAGAGTGACCATTTTTTAATCCAGTGTAATGTCTAGATCGCCAATAGGAACGCGCAGGACGTCACCGGTGTCAATTACTTTGGATGTGGTCAGCGCGGCGTAGGCGATCAAGTTGCCGCCAGTCGACGCGTCGTAGACGCCAACATGGCTGACTGTGCCGTAAGTCGCAGTCGCCGTCGGGAACTCAATGGCCGACGTGTTGGACGCCGTGTTGCCTGACACAGTGAACGCGGCCGACTGGCGCGCATACGCCGTGCCGACTGTCGTCACCTCAGTGCCGCTGGCGTTTTCGTCAGGGTTGCTCGTAAAGAGCGCGAGGTGCCATGACGTCGGACGCGTGGCAGTGCCAGCAGTCAATAGCCAGTTCAAGACCAGCGTTTCGGTGGAGTTTGAAAAGCTCATGATAGACCTCTGATTTTCATGCGGCGACCCGAGCCGCCAAATTTGCTGCGCTCGCTTTCAGCGTTTATAGCATCAACGGCCGATTGATACAATGCCGCCCAAGTCTGGATGCGCCCATCCTCCTTAAGGTATGGTGCGGAGTGGACCAGCGAGCCGTACAAGTATGCGTCGCTATACTTGTCTAGAAGCCAGTTCGAAGCGTTTGAATCGCTCAATGCCGGGACTTCCGAGATGTAATACAACTCAGCGTTGTAAACTGCGTCGGGAACTGGGTAGACTTCAATCTCACCCGCCGTGATCGCGTAAAATGAAGGAGACCCGCCAGTATTCAGGTTCTTGCGCTTGCGATCCAGCAATTCAGCCTGGCTGATCAACTCAAGCGGCTTGGTGTCGCCGGACGTGAGGTAAAAGCGAACAACTTCCAAGAAGTCGGCCGGGATCGCGC